GATGGGTGCAATCTTCTGGTACAGATCGAAGTCTGGAAACCTTTCTGTGCCGTCCTCATCCCGCAGAACATTGCACCCATCCTCGTCGAGTAACCATGTCCAGAGCATGTTCCACAGTGGCGATTCTGTCTCATGAACTGTCCATGAGCCTTCGCGTGTCACCTCACGACTCAGCACATCTCCATCAAGTCGCTCAACCGGCGGATCAGGAAAGACCATGTCGATCAAGCTGACGGCAAGACGGCATAAATCAAAGGAAGGATTCGGCTGCAGATCTGTAATCGAATACTGTCCAGCCGCATCTCCTCCACGACAGTAATCATCACTGACAAACCACTTCTCTCCTACACGGAAAATGGAGCGACCGTAATCGATGATTCGGAAAATGCGCCCATACGTCGGCACACGCCATACTGTCCCGTCACGAGCACCATAGCAAACATACTCCTCCTTCGTCGCAGACCAGAGGATATTGTTTGTGTGCAGATCATTGTGTGTGAACCCGAGAACGCCCTGGGCACAGCAGAGCGCAGCAATCACCTGGAATGTCCACGCAGTCCAACGCTCTTCCCACTCCGCAGTGCCGATCTCCGCACCCACTGCATCCTCATCCTCTAACAAGTCGTCCATGACACCTTCCATCGGTTCCTGGAAAATCATGAGCACAGGAAAGTCTTTGAAATCTGCGAATACGTCATCCTCTGATTCAGCCTCTGAGTCTGACTCTGAATCCTCAGAGGAACCCTTCTCAGACTCCGAAGATCCCGATGGAAAGGAATTCACGCTCTCCAGCTCACCGACTGCACTGTCTCCTCGATCAAGAACTTGGAGTGTTTCGTGTGTGTTATCACTGTCGTGAGAATTACATGTAAAAGGGGATGAGCGGAGTGAACTGACAGGCGTCGACAGATCTTCAGAGCTGCGTGTGTGTAGTGCAAAGAGTCCTGCACGGCGACGATTCCAAAAGGTCTTATACTTTCGATAGCTCTCGTACTCCTCGGTGATGTTAAACCGATAGGTGGCTGCTGTCGCCTTGTAGGCGCCATATGAAATGCAGAAATGAGGAGAGATTCCACGCTCACGGAGCTGTCCTACGAGATAGTTTGCGAGTCCGTCTACATACGCCTGATTCATCGGATTTTCAACCTTATCAACCATCCTTTTTACACCTTTTTCTGAATCTGCATAGTAATTCTGAAGAGTCTTGGTTGGATCAATCAGATGCGTGACTTTGCAGTAGGCTAGATGAGTTCCACGTGTACTCTCAATTCTGCAAACACCACTTCCACTAATATCAAGAACTCGATTGAGTCGGCAATCTGACGCTAGCACTCCTTCTGTGGTAATTGTGCGCCCGATAAATGAGCTGAAAATGGGCAACTTGGAGGATAAGGACGTATATCCGGGTGCGAGTGGTGGTGCGCAGTCAACCCATACAGGAAGGCTGACAGGAATCTTTTGGGTCAAGCAAGGATCTGTTTTTGGGTTGAGTCCTATGTCCATTCTGTTGGGCGTTGCCGGGCTTCGTTGGCGTGTGCGCACGCATTCTTAGGCTGCGGCGGATGCGGCTCTTGCGGTGCTATACTCCGCTTTTTTTCACTCCCGCCCCTCAGATGACCGACAACGCTGCAGCACTCAATGTCGGACTCCGGAAATTCGATATGAAGATGATCCCCCAGGACGCCGTGTGCGTTTTCATCGGGCGTCGTCGTACAGGTAAATCCACGCTCGTGCGTGACTTGCTCTTCCATCACCAAGAAATGCCTCTCGGAACGGTGATCAGCGGTACAGAGGAGTCGAATCAGTTCTACAAGAAACTCATTCCGCCCCTCTTCATTCACGGCGACTACACTCCGGTGATCATTGCCAACTTTTGCAAGCGCCAGAAGATGATCATGGCCAAGATCCAAAAAGAGCTGGATCAAACCGGCCAAAGTCGCACGGATCCCCGATCTTTCTTAATCATGGACGACTGCTTGTATGATGACAGCTGGCTCCACGATCGCAATATTCGGTACCTCTTCTTGAACGGTCGCTGGCTGAAGGTGTTCTTCTTGATTACCATGCAGTACCCTCTCGGTATTCCGCCAATGCTCCGAACAAACGTCGACTATTGCTTTATTCTGCGTGAGCCTTACGTGACAAACCGGAAGCGCATCTTTGAGAACTTCGGCAGTGCCTTCCCGAGCTTCGAGTTCTTCTGCCAGGTCATGGATCAGTGCACTCAGAATTATGAGTGCATTGTGATGAACAACAACTCCCAGTCTAACAAGCTCGAGGACACCGTGTTTTGGTACAAGGCGGAGATGCACGGCGAGTTCCGCATCGGCGCCCAGGAGTTCTGGAACCACGCCGCTGCCAATACCAAGGATCAGGAGGGCGGAGCCAGTAATGAATACGATGCTACGGCGGCAAAGCGTCTGAAGGGGCCGCAGATCCAGATTCGTAAATATCCGAACGCTTAGCTAAATGGATCGTGACTTGGTGCAAGGCCTTGTGCTTGTTCTCGTGCTTGGCCTTATTGTTCTGGCTATCCGTCGTGGTTACGATGAAGGATTCATTTCTTCCCCTGATGCAATTCAGTGTGGCGTAGGCATGGCTCCGTGCGGATCTGGACAGAAGTGTGTAAACGGATTCTGTGCGATCACAGAGCCTGAGCGGGCTTACGATAAGGTGCAGATTCCTCTTTTACCTGATGGACAAGGCGCCCCTTATTTCTAGAACAATCACAGAACAATGAAGCGTGGAGTTATGAAAAATGCTACATGGTATGCTCTTATTGCACTGATTGTTGCGGTTGCCATCTTGCCTATCCTAAAGGCGATGGCGCCGCAGATTTTTCCGGAGGGCTTCCGTGGTGGCCGTCGCTGTGCGGGTGAGGGCTTCACCGCACCCCCGCCCGCTGCTGCTGCGGCTCAGCCGCCGAATGGTTGCGATGGCGCTCCTTGCTCAGAGGGACAGTTCTGCGGCCAGGATAAGAAGTGCTGGCCGATCTATGTCGGCGGTGCAAATGGCTCAGTCCCTGAGGGATCGGAGTAAATACCCCTTTTAACACCTGTCTACTTTCAAGTATGGACTCATACTCAAAAGTCGAATTTAAATGATGCCTTATTTACTCCTTCTTTGCACCGCCAGCCGACTCCATCTTGCGCTGGATCGCCAGATCAGGCGTTCCAGAGAAAAGGCCGTCGTAGCTGCCTGACGCCGAACCAGCAGCCGCATTGCTTAGCCCCGCAGAATCACTTGACTCCGTCAGCTTCACATCAGCACCCGAGCTCTCGGCAGAGGCTGCCACGGCCACCGGTCCCATGCGCTTCCGCTTCTGCTCATTGTAAAACTGATCACGAGACTCCTCATTCTCACGGTACTTCTTCATCAGCGTATTGAGCTGATCGTTGGCGTACTCCTGGTCGACCACCTTGTTGGGATCCGGCTCCCACGCCATCCACTTCCCGACCTGACCGGCGTAGATATTGAAGGTGGGGTCGCTCTTCTGGAGGCGCTTGGCACGCACAGACGCCTCCGCCTCCGACGAAAAGACACCCCGCACCTTGATGCCACGGATCGTCGTCCGGAAGTTATTCTTGGCAAAGAACTCCTCCTCCAGGCGGGCAGAGTTCTTGAAGAGGAAGTCATCAAACTCCTGCTGAATATCGGCAGGGGCGGCATCCTTTGTCGTCTTGCGAACGTGCTCCTTGAAATCCTCCACCAGGCGGTCAACACGGAGCTCCTGCGTCCGAACAGAGGCGGCTGCAGCTTGAGGCGTAAGAACCACCCCGCCACTCAGATCCGTCTTCTCAAGGCTACCGGCAATCTCCTCCAGCTTCCGGTTGACGGAGGCAACCTGCTCCGCTAGCCATGCCTCCAGCTTGCTCGTGCGCCACTGCAGCTCATAATCCTTGAGGAACTGCTGGAACTGGTAGATATCCTTGTTTGCCAGGATCTTCTCAGGGCTGAGGAAGCTCAGGAGGACAACCTTCTGGCTCGGGATCTCCGCATCCTCTGAGAGGAAATCCTCGACCGGCTCTTGCGTCGTAGAAGGGGCAGCACTCATTCTAAAGTCTGGATGATGACCGCATTTTAACCCGGCATCATTGAACGCATGTGGTCAAAAAAATCTGGTGACAGAATATAGAAATGGACGTCAACGATCTTCTGACGCGCATCATCAAGTACCTGGTTGAGGGCATCGCCGTTGCGCTGGCGCTGGTTTTTATCCCGCGCAAGTCGCTCCCGATGGATGAGATCCTGACGGTCACGATCGCCGCCGCCGCCGTCTTTGCGGTTCTTGACATCTTCTCGCCGTCGATCGGTGTCACGGCTCGCCAGGGCGCTGGCTTCGGCATCGGCGCCAACCTTGTTGGCTTCCCCCGCATGTAAACACCAACCTACAGCCTTAGATAGTGCCGCCTGCACAGCGGCTCATAGCTCTCTTCACCTCCCACATGAAGAATCTCCCCCATTGTTTTCTTCCCTTTCAAAGCGGCAGAAAACAGCGCCTCCGTCCCATCACCACACCTCTTACACAGAGCCGTAAGTTTGGTCACTGTATCTGCCAAGGGCACAAGCTCTAACAGGGATCCAAACGGCTGCCGATCCGAATCCCCATCCAGCCCGACCACCACGACGTCTTTCCCACTCTTTTCAACTGCATGAAGAACGAAAGCAACTAAGTCAACAAAGAACTGTGCCTCCTCAATGATGATTAGCCGAGCCTCCTCATACTCGGGTGTGCCTAGACATGTCATCAGTCTAAGAACACCGACTGCATCCACACGATCCTTATTATGTGTAATGACATGAGACACTTTTCCTACGTTGTATCGTGTGTCAAGTTCCGATGTAAGAAGGAGTGTCTTCCATCCGAGGGCATGAGCTCGACGGACTCGAGAAATCACAGCCGACGACTTTCCGGCGAACATGGGACCAAGAATGATGTCAAGGCGCATGGCTGGGACCCGCTTAGCGGGTGCACTGCTTAAGTCAATTTTGTGCCAAGCCACCAAGAGATGTCGGCAACACTCTTAGACTTTGTTGCTTCTGTTCAACAGCTTCCCCTACAAGCGGGCTCCGTCAGCCCGGCACAACAGAAGTATATACGAACATTTCTGGCTGAGCATCCTGAGATTCGGATCATTCTAGAGACTGGGTTCCACATTGGCTTGAGTGCGGCTGTTTTCATGGACACCCGCCCAGACATTCGAGTCATCTCCTTTGACATCTTGTGGTTCGACTACACTCGACGGGCGAAACTTCTTCTGGACATCGCCTATCCAGGTCGTAACCTTCTGATCGCTGGCAATTCCATCACCTCCTTGCCAACGTGGTTCTCCATGGCTGGCGCACCAAGGCCCGATTTCGTTTTCATTGACGGCGGCCATCAGCGGCCTGTTCCGGCGATTGATCTCTATCACATTCTCCGTGAACTCCCATCGGGCACATGGATTATGATCGATGACTACTGCGAGACACATGGATCGCATGGTGTCATGGAAGCTGTAAATGGCTGTGCCGCCCGTGAGGAGATTGTTGATATTATTCTTTACAAGGATAACGATCGAGGATGGGCAGTCTGTCGTCGTGGAGATGCGCCGGTGCAAGAGCCCACCGATCTCGCTCGACTTGATACTCTTATGCGGGATACAGAATCACAGTATCCTTAGTTGAAAAAGCAGCCACCATACTTTTCTAACATACGTCTATGATGTGGATCACTTATCTTTATAAGTTCAATTGACCAATTCATAACGTGAAACCATTTATTCTTGTGTAGCTGATAAAATCGCAGAACTCGATTCTCCATTTTATCATCTATGTGCATCAGCTCTAAGCAGATGGGACTTGCATCTTGGCTTCTCGGTGAGGCTCCGACTCCAGCACAGGTCAAGAAATGTAAGAAGGTTTTTAACAAGACATTGAAAAAGGGTAGCCTACAAAAGCGCTTTGAAAAAGAGTTAAAAGAGCAATATAAGAAAGAGGGTGTCGTGCGCAGCTCTGCGTATTTACGACGCAATGCTAAGAATCTAGTTGAGTTTTCTCAAAGTAAAAATGCAAAGAAGGCTTTTAATATGACATGCAAAGCCCGGCCTGGAGTACGGAAGCTATTCATTGGAGCTGAAGCAGCGGAAGGCCTTGAAAAGAAGATATCCGTATTATAGATGCATATCATATCAGATAGTTGTCATGAATATAATTTTGATAAACTTGACGCCAATATTTTCAAATATCCAAAAATACAAATGGAAACAAAATCATTAAAATATATGTCTGGACTCTCATCACCTATAAAAACTTCAACATTTAAGAACATCTCAAAAATTATTGTACTTTTTAATGACTT